GTCCATTCTGGTCAGTTCGATGGAGGATTTCATACCGACCATATGGGAGCCTTCCTCGAGGTGTTGCGACCCATTAGGATTGAGATTGGTGCTCGCGTGGCTCAGGCCATTGTTAATAAGACCTATGAGGTCCAAAAAGAATATATGTATGATGGGCAATATCAAAACGATAAGCAGCGTTCTTCATGGCCTACTGAACAAAAAGGGTAAAAAAGACACATTATCTGTCATCGATACCTATGACATTGAGGTATCCCCGCTATGGTCAGGATGCAGGAATAAAGAGGAGCTCCAAGAAATCATCCTTAAATATTGGGCAGAGCTATTTCAGAAGGATGGTCCACCTGCCACCAAGATGGAAGTAGTTAAATACTTCAATGAATTACGGAAACATGTCTTTAAGGACAATGATAATCTGGGAGCCACTATTCCGTCTTACTGTTCTCCGGGATTGTATGAAAATGGAACATGGAAAATGAAGATAATGTTTCCTGCAGGCCTGGAATTATGTAGTATTAAATGGAGGAATGACTAAACATTCCTCCTTTTTGTTTGATATATAGATGTAACAAAAAGATAACATATGGGATTGCTTAATAAGAACGAAAAAACTTCAAACATATTCTTCGAGGATGTAAAATCAGTCATTTCAAAGATGGCGAGCTCGCTTAATAAGAACGGGTTTATCTCATATGATGATTGGAAGGATGCTGATGAAATCCTGACTCCCATCTTAGGTCCAAGTATGTATGGGCTACCTAAAAATGCGGGTATCCTGGTCTTTAAGCGCTCCTGGACAGGCTGCTCATGCTCCATCTATATCATTGACAAACCTGAAGAGGGGAGAGTGGCCTACCATATCGACATTAGTTCTCAACACAGTGGTTGTTTTGAAAGACATATCACAAGGATACCCCTCTCCAGGTCAAAAAATATGAACCTGATATTTAAGCTGAGTGATAATATGATGAAGAAATTATTAAATGAAACTTATGAGCTTGCTTAATAAGAACGAGAAAACTTCAAATATATTCTATGAGGATGTGAAAGATGTCATTGTAAATCTGATAAAAATGGCATTGAATAGAGGGACCTTGGTTGAAGATATATGGAACAATGCACATGATACTCTATCTTCTATTCTTGAAAGTGTCCAGAATTGTATGCCAGAGGTAGGAAATGCATTGACTATCAGATGGAGTCATGGTCTTAGTATCTATATAGTAGACAATCTGGGAGATAAACGCAAAATATACTGCATTGAAAACATAGAACAGAAATACTTTTGGTTCAGTACCTGGGACTATAGGATCGATTTTCCAGATTTCCAACGTGGCATGTCATTTGAAATGAGCGATAATATGACAAGATATTTATTAGGTGAGGTTTATAGAGTTGATTAACTATTCCTTATAGAACACATATATTAAACAAAACAAAAAACAATGTATAAAAACAGAATCCAAACCTGCTGCGAACTCCCAAATGATTTGTTGGGAGTGAATAAGAAACTAAATGATTATGATTTTGTGCTGTATCATCTTTTTATAAGCAATCAAAAATATCATGATTATTACCTTAATTTGAGCCGCAACACTTCTCGCACCATAATCTTTGACAACTCGGCCTATGAATTTTTTGTTAAGGGTGCAAAGTTGGATATTCCTCAGTTTATGGATGCTATCCAGGAGCTCCGTCCGCAGATAGCCTTGTTACCTGATGTGCTGATGGCTAAGGGGGCCACTATCCAGGGGGTGAAAGAATGCCTACACATGAACCCTGGTAGTTATATCCCTCAATGGATGGCAGTGGTCCAGGGTAACAGCACCCAAGAGTTCTTAGAGTGCATTAATGTATATAAGGAGCTCAGCATTAAAAACATAGCTATTCCATTCCACAATACCTTTCTTAAGGAGGACCTGTTTGAACGTGGAGAGGCGCACATCGAGAATATGTGGAGACTGAAATTTGGCCGCATCACCGAGGATATGCGTTATGCCCTGGGCAGGATTGAACTCGTATGGGAGATGTGGGGATATCTTCGCGGATTTGATAGAATCCATTTCTTGGGTTCACATAATCCCTATGAGAAAGTGTTTTTGGAGCAGATTCTGGGCAATAATCACTTTGATAAAACCACTATCAGCATGGACACTGGTTATCCTACAAAGGTGGCCCTGGAGGGATATGCCCTTTTCGAGGAGCCCTCTAAACCAGAGGTTATATTAGATGATTTTATTGATGAGGAGATTGCGGACATGGATAAGCCTCTAATAATCTCCAATATTCAAAAATTTCATGACCTATGACAAGTATTACAAAAGACGAAATAAGACAGCTCAAGGGGCCTCAGTTCAGGGAGGCCTGGATGATGAAACATCATCCGGAAACGCATGATACTATCTCTAAAATAGTGGCCCCGTCCTGGCAGGAGAAGGTTTTCATGTATCTGGGTGGAGAGAACAAGGGCTGTAAGATCTGTGGGAAGCCCACCAAGTTTGTCAATGCCCTGGTGGGATATAGAGAGTATTGCGGTCGGAAATGCTGCAATGCAGATCCAGATAAAAAGGAAACTATAAAAGCCACTAACATTAGAAAATATGGTGCTGTCACTCCTGCAGGGAATAGAAAGGTGAAGGAGAAAATCAGGAATACTCTCCTGGTCCATAAGCCTGAACCAAAGAAATATACCTACTGTCCACCTAAAAACCTCGCGAAGCTAAAGCGAGATATAATGGCCAAGTATGAAGACATGGATATGGTACAGGACAACCTCGATATGAAATCCAGGATTTGTGGTTGGTTAGATGAATGGGGCATAGAGTATAACGCGCAGGAAGATATCCACATCCCTTCCAGAAACATGGTTATAGCCTGTAATGGATGTTATAACCACTCTGCCATATTCAAATCTCCGAAATATCACCTGACAAAGTTCAAGAAATATGAGGCCGATGGTATTCAGCTTATTCAAATCTGGGAGGACTGGATGGTTCGCACCCCAGGGATAGTCAAATCGTTTATACAGGCCAAGGTAGGAGCCTGTCATGAGGTTATATATGCAAGAAAATGTAAAATCGTGGATGTAAAAGGAAAGATGGCCACCCAATTTTATAACCAAAATCATATCCAGGGACGTTGTAATGCGAGTCATCATATAGGACTGGAATATGATGGAGTACTGGTGGCCTGTATGTCTTTCTCCAAGCGCTCTAAACTATCTGGCTCTAAAACGCTCATTGATGGAGAATGGGAACTGATTAGGTTTTGTAATCTTCGAGGACATAGAGTGGTAGGTGGTGCAGGAAGATTGTTGAAGTTCTTTATAACCCAGTTCAGTCCTACTATCATCACCTCCTATTCAGCCAATGATATTAGTGATGGGCAGCTATACAAGGCACTGGGATTTGAGAAGTTCAATGATGGTCAGACCTCCTATTGGTATGTAGAACATGGAACCTTCCATAGATATCACCGATCCACATTCACCAAGGCGGGTATAGTACGCCATGGATGGAAAGAGCAGGTGGATAGCACCTGGACAGAACGTCAGGTGATGGAAACGAAGCCTTTTTATAGGATTTATGATGCAGGAACCACTGGGTGGAGGCTGATGGTGCGATAAATTCGATATACGAGGAGATTTTGGACTTGCCTTTATAACTACAAGGCCACTATATTTGATCGCAGTAGAGCGAAGAAAAACCACCAAATCTCAAATGTATTATTGTAATGTATGGGGCTACTTAATAAATCAAACAAGACCCAATTAGTGGGAATAAAGGAAATCTATGGGAATGCGATATTCATATATCCAGGCTATTTGAATATGTGTGATGAAATGGCCGAGGCTATCCTGAGGCTCAATCCATCCATAGATGGTTTATTAGATGGCCAGTCCCTGGTTCCTATATTCAAGGCCAAACACATCCGCAAGGTGTCCTGTAATATAATCTCAAAAGTTAAATATAAGGACACAGACATGCTGGTGATTACCTATTATGGCATCGCTCGGTCAGGTATTAGGTTTAAGTTAGGAACCCTGGTGGCGGCTACCCCTGATAAAATAAACGAACTCAAGTTCCTATCCAAAAGATTCAACATAGGCAGTCTGATCTGGAAAATGATTGCTAAAAAAACAAAAGGGTGACTTTTAAGGTCATCCTTTTTTATTTGCGCTATACAAGGCGATCTCAGCTCGGCCTTAGTAACTGCAAGGCAACTACATTTGATCGCAGTAGAGCGCAAGGAACGAAGTTGAGACACTTCATATGTATCATAAATAGCCTTAAATCAAATGTTTGAGTATCAGGATGCTATCCCATGGGCTAATATAATGAAAAATAGTGATACTCTGCTATTAAACCAGCATCAACAATTTATTATATTAGTACATATATGAAGAAGAACGAAATAAAATGGCTCGAAGCTCATGGCTTATCGGAGCCGCCAGTATGTATGAATTGTGGAGGTCCGGTTGCCTGGCGCGGGCCTAAATATGGTTATTCCATGTTCTGCAGTAGAGAGTGTCTGAGTAAATCCAGTTATCGCAAGGAGAAGATAGAAGCCACCATGAAAGAGCGTTATGGAGTATCTAATCCATCTCAACTGGAGGTAGTAAAGCAAAAGAAACAAGAAACTTCTCTCAAAAAATATGGAGTATCTAATCCCATGCAGAGCGATGCGGTTCGTAAAAAACTGGAGGCTACTAATCTCAAAAAATATGGGGTCAAAAATCCATTTGCGGATAAAGACATTATTAAAAGAATCAAAAAAACTCAAACCCTGAAATATGGAGGCATGGGTAATGGCAGTAAACAGACCTCCAAAAAGATTGAGGCAACCAATATCCAGCGGCATGGATGGAATGGGTATAATATTTCAGTGGAAGAAATTAAACAGCTCAAGGGTCCTCAATTTAGGGAAGTTTGGATGAAGAAACATTATCCGAAGACACATGAGGCTATTTCCAAAATTAATGCTCCATCCTGGCAGGAGAAGATTTTTATGTATATTGGTGGAGAGAATATTGGGTGCAAGATTTGTGGGAAGCCAACTAAATTTGTAAATGCATTGATTGGTTATAGGGAGTATTGTAGTAAGAAGTGCTGCAATGCTGATCCAGATAAAAAACAAAATATAAAATCAACTAATCTTGAAAAATATGGGGTTAAATTCTCCCATCAGCACCCTGCAATCCTCGCAAAGGTAAAAGCTACAATGAGGGAAAGATATGGAGTTGATTGGGCTACCCAGACCAAAAGGATGCAAGACGCATTATGTTCTTCACAACTTCAGGTCTCACAGGATAAATGCCCTGATATTATCTGCGTAGTGGATGGTCAATGGAAATGCTCATGCCCTCATAAAACATGCAATAAGTGTGAATCAAAAACATATATTACTCCAAAAGAAATCCATAGATTCAGATATCAAAATGGGTATGAAGTTTGTACAACCCTACATCCTGTGAATGACCCGTCAAAAAGATCAAGTATGGAAATGGAAATATGTAGCTGGTTAGATGAATGGGGAATTGAATATGAAACTTCCAATAGGGATGTTATATCGCCTCAAGAATTGGATATCTATATTCCTTCTATCAAAGTGGCTATAGAATGTAATGGATGTTATTGGCATTCTACTGCTTTCAAATCACCAAAATACCATCTTGAGAAATTTAAGAATTGTGAAGGTGTAGGTATTCAGCTCATTCAAATCTGGGAAGATTGGATGGTGAGGAAACCAGAGATAGTTAAATCATTCATACAGGCCAAGGTAGGAGCCTGTCATGATGTTATATATGCTCGCAAATGTAAAATCGTAGATGTAAAAGGAAAGATGGCCACCCAGTTTTATAACAACAATCATATTCAAGGACAATGTAAAGCAAGTCACCATATAGGACTGGAATATGATGGAGTACTGGTGGCATGTATGTCTTTCTCCAAGCGATCTAAACTATCAGGCTCCAAGACTCTCATTGACGGAGAATGGGAGCTTATTAGGTTCTGTAATCTTAAAAATCATAGAGTAGTTGGTGGTGCAAGTAGACTAATGAAACACTTTATTTCGGAGTTCAGTCCCACTATTATCACTTCCTATTCAGCCAATGACATCAGCGATGGACAGTTATATAAGGCACTGGGATTTGAGAAGTTCAATGATGGACAGATATCTTATTGGTATATAGAACATGGAACCTATAAACGATATCACCGATCTACCTTTGCCAAGGCAGGTATAGTAAGAAGAGGCTGGAAAGATAAAGTTGATAACACCTGGACTGAGCGACAGGTGATGGAAATGAAGCCGTTTTTCAGAATCTATGACGCAGGAACCACAGGGTGGAGATTAGTAATATGATTTATTTGAGCATGGAATAATATATCAAATAAAAAAAGGAGAGACATAAGCCCCTCCTCTTATTGTATCTCTAACTCATTGAATTAGAGGATGAAACCATCATTAGAATCTACCATGAAGCAGAAATAAGACTGCTCTGGATGGAATCCTGCTGAAACCACACTGAAGCGGCTGTTAACCAACAACTTAGGTGCCATTGTACCCTCGACAATAGTCTGAACCGTGTCACAGATGATGTAAGGCATGAATACAACACCTGGTGTCTTACCATCGGATTTACGACCAACAAGGACGCGAGTGTCATCCCAGTTCATATATGGGTCAACATATACGGACATACCTGCAATAGAACCTGCGAAGTAGATAGAACGAGAACCATCCTGAACGAGATCATTAACCATTGGGTTGATGATAAAGCCTGCGCAATCTTGCAAAGCGGAAAGGATTTGTGTATTAGTAACAATCCACTGACCACGACCCCAACGAGAAACATTAGCGATCAAGTTAGCAGCTGCAAGACAACGGCTCATGATACGGCGTTGGTGAGTATAAGTATTCTCAGCAGCAGTATTCTTAGTGGCATTGCGAATAGCACCCCAGTCCTTAGCAGCATTGCTACCATCAATACCGATGAAGTTCTTAGCAGCAGAGAAGTCCTTGAGGTTCTTTGTTGCTGGATCAGACGGACTTGCGAAGTAGAGGTTCAAGTCAACACCCTGATATTGCTTCTGAACCAATGCATTAGTAGTACCAAGCTTGAACAAGCGATCCAAGATGCGGTTGTTGATAGCCTGAGAGAGCTCATTCTGCATAGCCTCGAGGACCTTACCAACTACATCAATACCATACAATGGCATATCTTGGAGCTGTTGACGAGTTACTGTACCAGTTACCTCATAAGCACCCATCTGAATCATCTTAGTGAAGAAGCGAGCACCAATAGTATTACCAACACCAGTCTCGTTTTGTGCGCGAGTCATTGGCTCATCAGAACCATTGCCATGACCATCACCGAAGAAGTTAGAGAACTCCTGAACGTGATCAGCATAAGTAGCAACGAGGTCAGCGTGTGGTGTAGGAAGTTTCACTGTATTAGCAGTAACCTCACCAGAGAATACCTCAGCGATAGAAGCATATTTGTTCTCATCAGTACCGAAGTGTGCGCGAACAACCTTTACCACGATACCTGTGTCAATACGGCTCTTGCCTATGTAAATAGCATGGAGCTTAGCAGTATTAGCTGCATTTTCGAAAGTCAGAGCATCACCGGCCTTCAAATTAGCATTTGCTGCATTAGAATAGAAAGCAGTAAGGTTAGCCAAAGAATCAGAAATCTTGATGTAGATTGGCTTGTTCTCATCGTCCTTGCCCTTGCCATCCAAAGATGTTTCGTTGATGCGGCCGAGCTTACCACCTGCATAAGGGAAGTCCATATACTGGAGCATAGCCCAGGGGCCTGTGGAAGGAATTACAGGAACGAGCTCCAGTCCGATTGTCTGAGCAGCTACTTCCAAAGACATAGTCAAAGTAGACATTGGAATATCACCAGAACCAGTTGCATAGTTGTGAGCATGGAAGTCAGCACCTGTGTTGCCGATGCCACCACCATCTTGAGGATTATTGAATCCTGTGCCCATTGGCATCATAGGATTGCCAATACCAAGCGTGTTCAACGGTGTAGCATAGATACCACCACTTTGATGACCGCTGTCAATACCTTCTTTAATTTCTTGAACCTGAGCCAACTTGGACATCCAGGCCAATTTCTTAGGGTCCTTAACACCAAGCTCCTCAGTGATGATCTGAGCCCACTTGTTGTTATTTTGTTCAGTAATCATTTTCATATAAATTTTCGGTTTTTAATTATGATTTTATAATAATTTTGAATCAAATTCAAAGTTAATTAATTGAAATAGAGAGAGATACAAGACCTCTCTCCATTATGTTATATTAGTTAGCCGGGCTTGAACTGATACCACCAGTGCGATGGATAGTTAAGGTCTGAACCATCTTTTCAGCACCACGAGTTGGTTCTACCTCTACATCGAGGACTACCATCTCATTGTCAATAATCTCAGGAGTATTGTTATCGCTGTCACACTTAGCGCGGTACTCATAGATACCACCATTGGCTTTGGCAAGACCAAGGATGACCTCTGCCTTAGCAAGGATGTTATCGCGGAGGACAGAAGTGTTGTTCTCCCATTGATAACCGCGGAGCATCTTCTCAATCTCATCCTGGAGATAGATAACCAGCTCCCTAACATGCAACTTAGATAGTGCAGTGCGCGGAGTCTGCTTAGCAGTTTGGTTACCCTGGATAGAGGTACCATAACGTGGAACCAAAGTGATTACGTTCACACCGAATGGCTCCAAGACATCCTTGTCCGCTCTGTCGTAGTTATAATCAGGACCCACTACGCCATCATGTTTGATGAGGCCATAGTTAACTCCTGCTACTATGTTATAAGCATGACGCTTTTGTAGTTTCTCCATGAACAAATTAGAAACCAGGGCAGTGGAAGGAGCGATGAACTTAGTAGAACCATCTGTCATCTTCAACTGGGTATAGAACGCAGTCCAAGAGGCACCCTGAGCCTCAGTTGGTAAGGTAATACCATTGGTGGCCTTAGCTACTTCCTTCATATCGAACCCACCAGTATATGCAGTGTGACCACAATGGCGCATTACAGATTCCATGGATGGGAAAGAAGTGATGAGGATAGCATTGTCCTTAGCCTTAACAATCTGAGACATCAAAGACTTCATGCCAATACCAGGATAGGTCTGGAAGGTGTCCACGAGATAGTGATAATCACAATCTACGTTATTAGACAGCGCCTGACGGATGCCCTTATAGGAAAGTGCAGAGAAGATGTCGGCTTGCAGGCTTGGTCCTGAGGCATTACGAGCGATGGAAGTATACTGATATCCGTGCATTGGGGTACCTACTACCTTACGAGCTACCACAAATTCCTTTTCTCCACCATTGGAAAGGGAGTACTTAAAGGAGGTTTGTGCATAGTCATTGATTTCAATACCTGTACCGGAATCCCTCTTGGCCTTCTCCAGGGCGGCCAGAGCAGCATTGTATGCAGCTTCCTTAGCCTTAGCAGTCTCCTGGG